GTTCAAGATGTTCCCTATCGTGAGGCTCATCGCCCCGCTTCAAGAAATACTTGAGGAGGGCACCCTCGCCATCCAGCTTGGAAACTGGTAAGCGAGCGTCGACCACATAACCCTTAACCAAAGGGCGATGTAGCGACGAATCCATTTTGTGGGTTTCATAACCCAGAAAGGAGTGGCGTCCAAGAACACGTGAAGTGGATGAAACGACAGGATAATTTCCTAGCAGGATCTTATCAAGCCGCTCATCTATCGCCTGGCAGGTCTTCCATAGGCCCAACTCATAGAGTTGATTCCGCAAGGAAACCAGCGATATCACTTCGCGTACGTCCTTCCGATGTGTAGGTATTAGTCTACGGACTTTCGCGATGGAAACATCACGATCGTCATAGTAGTCCCTACCGCAAGACTCCCTGAACTTTCCAGTCCAGAAACTCTTGCCGGAATTAACTCGAAACCCAAAAGTTTCGAGCATCCCGACAACGGAGGGCACGAATCTTACGGGAACAATGATATCGTCCCCGAAGATGCACACCTGACCGACGAACTCTTCACAGAGCCGTCGGGTTAAGGGTAAATTGAGCTCCTTAGCAATCCCCATAAAGGTCACAGTCAAAAAGACCATAGCCTCGAAGGGAAAGCACAGAGCCGATCCCATAGACGCGAACTTAGCCAAACGGATCACTCCGTGGCCAGGCACGTCAGCCTTCCGGCTTCTACATGCATCAACCGCCTCTGCAAAATGAGGATGGTTGTGCAGCATAGACCGTACGAGCTGATTGGAAACGCGATCGCTCGCTTCACTTAAATCAAGTGTGGCAAGCGAACCATTCGAAGAGCCCTTACGGGCTAGAGCTTGATTAAGGCTCTGATCATCGAATTTCAGGAATTGGGACAGGAGGTTATCCCTGCCCAGCTCCTCTAGGAGACACTCTAGGACTGCCTGCTGTGCATATTGCATAGCAGTAGGCTCTATTGCAATCAACCTAGGCGTTTTCAACGTTTTAGGTACGTCAATGACCCTAACAGGTCGTTCAGCACCGGGATCAAGGAAGTTCACACGCTCGAGAGACGGGAAGAATCTCAATGATGGAGTAAGATACTCCAGAGCATTGAAATATCTCTCTAACCTTTCGGGCCACTCTGACTGATAAAACTTGTCGTTTCCGACAAGTCGGTCAGCAGTAGCACCGGGTCCGTGCTTTGGTCTGATGTCCCCAGAGAAGATCCTAAGATCAACCCTGGAATAAACATCAGAGAAAAGTACAGCAGACGCGCGAGAAAACGCGAGAGAATCACTCTCGGTCCGTTCGCGGTCTGATGCCCGGACTTCCTTTTCGCACTCGACATATCTTTTAAAGGCCTTCCTAATACGCTCTTCCGAGCAATCAAGAAGGATTTTGCTAAATAGCAGTGTTAACTGCCGGATAGCAAAGATTGCATCCTTTGACGGATCGTCGAGCAATTTACCTGTAGCACGGTCGAACACCAGATCGAGAAAACCCCCGAGAAATCGAGGGAGCTCTCCTTTGGACGAAAAACTTGTCCAAAGACTGCGATCGGCGTAGCCTCTGTCCAGACCTTTTTGGAGGTCCTCGCAGAAGCCGGCCAGGGTTATCGTTAAAAACGATAACCCCTCATGTTCGACACGACGCATGACCGTGTTTTGATCATGCGTGGTGTTAGTGCCGCATAGCTCGCCAAGTTCATTGGCGAGCGACTGCCAAAGTTGCGTAAGGCTTTTCATCACTTCCCTTTCATTTAGGGTGGGTGAATCCGTACTTACAGCAACGCAGAGCCGGAGCTAAAATGAAACTCCAGCTAATGAGTCAGTCGTAGTAGCTTTGATAGGCGTCTTCGTCTTTGCAGACGGGACACCAGCTGAAAGCGTGAAGGTAGTGCAGATGATAAAGAAAGATACCAGCAGCAATGCTGATATCCGTATCGTCCACACTATCATCAGTCGCATAGCGACCGCTGAAGAGCATTTTCTGCTCTTCAGTGAACGGGGCGTGGTCTTTACCACAACCCTGCTCCATC